GCGGATCGGGCGGGATGCCGTGTTCTGGGCGCAGACGGACGGCGTGGCCTTCTGGCATCAAGGGTGGGATCCTGACCGGGGGCCGTGGGACGAACGGATGGGGGACCAGCCGGGCGAGCGCAAGCCGCTGGGCGACCTCGTCACGCAGACGCTGCGGGTCGAACAGGTGCGCGTGGCGCCCAACGCCACCGCCAGCATCCCACCGTACTGGGTCATCATCCGGGAGGTGATCTCGCGTTCCGAGGCGGCGTTCCGCTACGGCGTGACCGGGCTGGACGCCGCCGATACCACGCTGGCCACCGGCAACGCCCCGACCTACAACGGGTCGGAAGGGCTGGGCGCGTGGGTACTGACCCAGACGACCATCGGGGAAGGACAGCGGCTGCGCGACGAGGACGTGACCGAGCGGTTCACGGTCTATGTTGCGCCCCATGCCGACGCTCTCCCCGAGGGGCTGCACTTGGTCGTGGTGGGCGACAAGGTCGTGTTCGGGCCGGACCGGCTGATGTGGGGCGTCATCCCCGTCGTCCCCGTGCGCGATGGGTCCAGCGACCCGTCGTACTTCCCGCGCCCCGTGATGGAGCAGTGGCTGGACCACCAGATGCGGGTCAACGCGCTGCTCTCCAAGTGGGTCGAGAACATCCGCGTCAACGCGGGCGGGCGCTTCCTGACGCGCCCCAACGCCATCGCCACCGAGACGTTCATGGGCGGGGTCACGTCCATGATCGAAATCCGGGGCGCTGGCCCCATGAGCGACACGATCCAGCCGGTGCAGGGGTTCAGCGTCGGGCAGGACGTGAAGGAGGCGCTGGCGCTGGAAAAGACCGCGTTTGAGGACGCCTCGGGCTGGAACGCCGTCTCGCGCGGGCAGGTCACGGGCGAGTCCGGCCGCGCCATCATCGCCTCGCGCGAGCAACTGGAGCGCGTGTTCAGCCCCGCCGTCAACGCGCTGGCGATGGCGTTTACGGACTGGGCCAAGGTGACGCTGGCCGGCATGGCATGGGGCTACGACGTGCCCCGGGCGCTGGGCGCCGTGGGCAAGGGTCGTCCCGACCTCGCTCGCGCGGTATCGGCCACGGACTTTGACGGCATCTCCGACGTGAAGGTGGACGCTGCCACGATGATGCCGATGCCGATGGCGTTCCGCATGTACCTGCTGGACAATTGGCTGCAGACCGGCGTGATCGACCTCAAGGAGTACCGCCGCCGGCAGATGTTTGCCGTGGCGCGGGACCTGGGGACGCCGGACGAGGATCAGGAAGCGCGCGCCATGCGGGTGGCCGAAGCCATCCGGATGGGCTACGCGCCCCCTGAACTCCGGTGGCAGGACAACGAGGCGATCCACCAGGACGTGCTGGAGCGCCAGATCCTGCTGCAAGACGACTTGTCGCCTGAGATCATCGCCGCCGCGCAGGAACGGTGGACGGCGCTGGCCAATCAGGCGGCCCAGAAGCAGGGTGGGATGCCCCCCGGCGCCCCCGCTGGCCCGCCGCAAGGTGGCCCCGGCGAGGGCCCGCAGGCGGCATCCGTGCCTGCCCTCCCGCCGGGCCAGCTGCCCTTGGCGAGCGGCAATCCCCCCATCGGTGTGGCCAATCTCATGCAGCAGACGATGGCCGGCACCGACGAGGCCGAGCAAGCCGCTCAGCAAGCGGACGCCTTATCCCGGCAGACCTAGTACACCTCAGTCCTTCCCTTTATGGAATCCGCTGTCGCAACACCCGCTGCCGCCGCCGCGCCGGACACCTCCGGCGACATCAGCGCCGCGATGGACAACGCCGTGGAGTCGGCCATCGCCGAGTTCACGCAGGAACAGGCCGAGCAGGAGCAGCCAACCGAGACGCCACCCGAAGGTTCGGACCAGCCGGTCCTAAGGGCGGAGGAGGGCGAGGAGGGGGCGACCGAGGACGCAGCCGAGGACGCGGCGGAGGTGGCGCTGCCGGACGGGTTCGTGATGGTCGAGCCGGTCGCGGACACGCTGGCGACGGATTTCGTCCTCAAGGACGCCGAGGGCGAGGAGTTGGAGGTGCCGGCCCTCATGGTCGAGTACAAAGCCAACGGCAAGGTGCGAAAGGACCGGCTGGACCAGGTGGTCAAGCTGGCCCAGTTCGGGGTGTACAACCAGGAGCGCGAGCAGCGCGTCCAGATGGTCGAGCAGGAAGCGCAAGCGGTAACCCAGCAACGCGAGGAGCTGGCCGAGATGCTGGCCGAGCGCGAGGCGCAGCTGGAGCGCCTGCTGACGGACGACGAGTTCTTCCTCGCCGTGCAGGAACAGTTTGCCCGCGAGAACAGCCCGGAGCGTCGGGCGGAGCGGGCGGAGCAGGAAGTGGTGAACTTGCGAGTTCAGCAGCAGATGGAGCAGATTTCTGCAGTAGGAACCCAGTTTTTCCAGAGTGAGGTGGAGCCAGCCCTGGGCGTCATTGCCCAAGCCCTGCCCACCATCACCCGGGACGAACTGGACGAACGATTTGCCGTCGCCATGCAGGCGCACATGGTGGAAGCCCCCGATGGGAGCTACTACGTCCCCATGTCACGCTACGATGCTGTGCGAAAGTACGTCGTTGATGACTTGGCGATCTGGGCCAAGATGATGCACCAGTACCGCAGCGAGTCAGCCACCGATCCCGCACGGGAACAGGCGCTGGCCGAGCGGGACCGGGCGCGAGTCGAAGCACAGAAGGCCAAGCGACAGATCGGTCAGGCGCTCAAGCCCGTCACGGGCGCCGCAGCCTCGGCGAACAGCAAGCCGAAGGCCAAGCCGATCACAACGGTTGACGAGGCGATGGAAAGTGCCATTGCCAGCGTCCTTTCCACGATCCGCTAGCGTCCCATAGGAGGGACTCTCATGCCTGCACCGACAGTCATTACCGATACGGAGCTGACTGGGCTCCTCAAGAACGTCTACAGCCAGTTCCGCGAGAAGGTCCAGAACCAGGTCACCCCGCTCCTCGCCCAGCTGGAGAAGGCCAAGGCGGGCGGCATCCGCAACATGCGCTGGGGCGGCAACAACGTGTTCTTCGACGTGGTCACCGGCCGCTCGTCGGGCGCCACGTTCTCCAGCTCCGGGTACTTTCCGAACGACACCACCGCGCAGGAAGTCCAGGCGAACGTCGGCGTGGTCCGCGCCTACACCACGCGCCAGGTGGACGGCCTCGCCTTCGTCGGGACGCAGTCGAAGGAGGCCGCGTTCACCACGATCCTCCGCAAGACGATGGAGGAGATCAAGGACGCCTCCAAGCTGCTCATGCAGCAGGCGCTCCACAACAAGCCGGACGGCATCGTCGCGCTGGTGTCCAGCTACTCCGCTGGCCCGCCGGTCACCGTCGTGGTCAACAGCCCCTACGGCATCGCCAACGCCGGGCAGGGCTCGCTGCTCATCTCGGTGGGCGACACCATCGCCATCCTGAACCCCACCGGCCCCGCGGTGCGCGGGCGGGCGCAGGTCACCGCGATCAGCGTCTCCGGCGACAACTCGACCCTGACCCTGTCGGCCGCGATCTCCGGCACCACGGGGTCGGACTGGGTGGTCAAGGCAACCGCCAGCGACACGTCGTACAACAGCGCCATGAACGGGCTGGTGAACATCACCAACCGTGGCGGCTCCTACGGCACGCTGCACAACGTCGCGGCCTCGACCTACCCGATCTGGAACACGGTGCGTCTGACCGCCGGGACCGACACCCCGGACGCGAACCAGCCGACCGAGTCGGACATCTGGGATCTCATCCAGCGGATCAACGGGCTGTCCGGCAAGGACGCCATGACCCGCCCGCAGGAGTTCCTGCTGATGTCCACCCCGGGCGTGACCAAGCGCCTCATGGAGTCGATGGTGGCCCAGCGCCGGTTCACGGCGGGCGAGTTCTCGCGCACCATCAAGGGCGGCTACCGCGCCGTCGAGGTCTGCGGGATCAACATGGTGCAGGACTACTACGTCCCCGCCGGCACCATCTACCTCCTGCACATCCCCTCGCTCGCGTGGGTGGATGCGAAGGACTGGGGCTTCGTCGAGTTCGAGGGCGCCGGGCCGTGGCGGTGGCTGCAGGGCCGCGATGCGTTCGAGACGACCTACGGGTGGTACGGGAACCTGGCCTGCCTTGCGCGCAACGCGCACGGGATCATCACCGGGTACACCGACACGCAGCGCTACTCGCACGTCATCTAAGCGTGAACGGTGGGGGGTGGCACGGCGCCGCCCCCCGCTGACGCGCTGGCCCTTCTTCTTCGGAGCAACCCATGAGCGTTGGCAACGCTTTCATGCCTCGGCCCGGCCGGTTCGGGACGCTGCCGGTGCCGCTGACCAGCGGGCGCATCAACACCGGCACGCTGGCCGCTGGCACGCAGAATCACAACATCGGGGCGATGGCGGCGACGTGCGTCGTCTCGCGCTTCACCATCTCGGCCGAGGTGTACCCCACGGCGGCCACCAGCTGCACGCTGCAGCTCATCAAGATGACCGGCGGCACGGCGCTGGCATTGACGGCGGCCGTGGACATCAACGCCAAGACGGCCAACGTGCCGATCACGGTGAGTGTCACGGGCACGCTGACGGATTCCGAGCGCACGCTGCGCCCCGGGGACAGTCTGCGGCTGGCGCTGGTGACGGTCGGCGCGGTGTCGGTGCAGCCCGACGACCTGGTCGGTGTGGCCGAACTGCTGGTGCAGGACTAGGACGTGTCGGTCCTGGTGAATGCACTGGGGCGTCCCGAGCCGTCGCCGGAGGTGCAGCGGCGGCTTCGGGCGGTCCACCCGAACCTGTTCCTGCGCTTCATCGACCACCTCGGGACGCACTGGGCGATCTGCTGGCAGTGGCCGGAGAACGACCGGCGCTGGGAGACGGTGCAGAGCGGGGAGGTCGATCCCGCGCGCGCGCACGACATCGTCGGCTACCTGCCGATGGACTGCTCGCTGGACGACGCCCCGGCGCACCTCCACCGCGTCATGCGGACGTTCCCGAAGGAGGAAGTCTCGGCGCTGGCGGATCGCATCCTCCGCTTCAACGAGACGGAGGCGCTCAACGAGCAGGTCAACGCGGTGCTGCAGGAGTTGACGGACAGCCCGGACCCCACGGGGCTGACGAAGGTGCGTCGGGGCAAGAAGGTCCAGGTCACCCCGGCGCTGTAGTTTCACTTTCCCTGAGAGGCATCCGTGCCGGCCATCACCCGTGCCCAGCTGGTCAGCGACACGCGGCAGTACATGGACGCGGAGCAGTCGGATCGCTGG